GACCCCATAGTGTAAAACAAAACCATTTATCCTACAATATTACCCTTAGTGTAAAACAAAAATAAATTTTATAATTCCCTTGCATTTGTTGTGCAGAGTCTTGTACCTTAGCATCATTATTCACTTAAACACAAACACAATGTTAAAAGATCACCACTTTATCCTTGAGCAGTCGGGCTTTAGCCTAGAGCTCGAATCCTTCACCAACGAAGGAATTGTCCTAGACCTTTACTTCGGTAATGGTAAGTCTCTCACCCTAGAATTGTACGATGACCTCAACGAGCGGTTTACTGACCACTATCGGGTAGTATGTGCCATCCTTGATCCTTTTATTGTTGAACAGTTAGAAGCCAATGTACGCTTATGCTTTACGAAATGATGACTGCCACCGAGTACGGTGTACTACGGGGCTTTACCGAAAAATCTACAAGGGTTCACCAGATTATCCGCTCAGGTGTATGGCCTGAGGAATGGGTGTATCCGCCTAAGAGATTAGGCAATCAATGGGTTTTATTTGTATCAACTAACTGGATTAACAATGGTAGAGGATAGAATCAAAGAATGGATACTAGAGAACTTTGGGGAAGTACCCCATAGTGAAAAAATAGAGATTCTGAAAACCTTCGAGATGTATTGGGATGAGATTAGTTACCGATACGCTGAAATGAAAACACTAGAAAAATATAAACACTTAAAACCATGAAAGAACTAATTGCAATCCAATCAGAGCTTAAAGCTCCAAAGAACCAGTTTAATGCCTTTGGCAAGTACAAGTACCGATCAGTAGAGGATATCTTGGAAGCGGTAAAGCCTTTGCTATTGAAGTACGAATGCACCTTGACTATTGAAGACGAGGTAAAAGAAGTTGGCGGTCTTGTCTTCATAGAAGCTACGGCAGCAATCCAGGTTGACAAAGAAGGCAGAACTGAAGGCAGAGCAGTTACTGCTCAGGCAGGCATAGACATCAACCGCAAGGGTATGGATGTGGCTCAGAGTTTTGGTAGTTCCTCCTCGTATGCTCGTAAGTATGCATTGAATGGGCTTTTCCTCATAGACGATACAAAAGACCCTGATTCTACCAACGATCATGGTGGTAAAAAAGAAGAGTTAACTCCATATCATGTAAAGTGGCAGGGTGCTAAAGATTCTTTATCACTTGGCAAGGTAACCTTAGAGCAAATTAAGTCTGTTTATATTCTTACAGCACAACACGAAAAACTTCTATTATCATGAACTTTAAATGCAGAGCAAGTGCCCTTGGTCAATTGATGACCAACGCACGGAGTAAAACAGAATCATTGTCTCAGACAACAAAGAGCTACCTAGAGGATTGGTATAAAGAGCAGATTTACGGAGTAAAGAAGCAGATTAAGAGCAAGTACATTCAGAAGGGTTTGGCACTAGAAGATACGGCTATCGAGTTTTACTCGGTAGCTATGAACAAGGACTTTATGATTAAGAATCTAGACCACTTCGAAGATGATTTTTTCACAGGTACTCCCGATTGTTTCCACGAAGGTATAGTCTATGACTTTAAAACCTCGTGGGACTGCTTTACTTTCCCTCTGTTTGACGATTCCCCTGACATGGGGTACTACTATCAACTTCAGGTTTACATGCACCTAACGGGCTTAAAAAAGGCTAAGTTGGTTTACACCCTTCAAGACACCCCAGAGTTCTTGACTTACGAAGAACCTGTAAGCTACTCCCATGTGGAAGATAAGTACAGAATCAAGGAGTTTGACATAGACTACGATCCCCAGGTGATTGAGATGGCGAAGGCTAAGGTATTGGAATGCAGGGAGTATTTAAACGCAATGGCCATATGACATCACTAACCCAAGAACAGAAAGACGAGATAGCTAGGCTATATAAACTTAAAGTAATGAATAAGAATATAGCTACTATTATGAATATTAGTAAGCACCTAGTAAATAATTATATATACAAGGAGTATCTGTTGACCAACGAGAGAGCAAAGAATACTTGCTCTCACATGAAATCTGCGGATCAGGTACTAGAATTATATAAGAAAGGTATACCATATAAAGAAATTATGTATATGACTGGTGTAAAATACCATCATCTATGTGAAATTCTAAAACTCACAGACCATAGGCGAGTTCATGGTTTATCTATAAAAATAGTTAGACAAATAGAGAATATGGTAGCGGAAAACAGAAGGACTTGCGACATAGCAAAAGAGCTGAATTTAGACTACAACAGAGTCTCACATTGGGTTCGAAAAGCCAAGAAGGAGGGTGTACACTAGTTTACACTAAGTGTACACCTAAGTGTAAACCAAAATCGGTCTCCATTGGCTCCAATCGCAATAAGTGAACACTTTGAACACTTTTTGGCAAAATTGAAAAAAAATAAATTTTCACCTAGTCAAAAAAAATATATTCTAAAAAAAAGTGTAAACTTGTAAACCTATGACAAAAAACGGCCTAAAATCTGCGAATCTAGAGAGTATAGGGGGTTTTGGGGGGTTTACACTAAGTGTAAACCAAGTGTAAACTTGTGTACACTTTTTTGCCCAAAAATGCCATTTTTCTATAAACCTTTGTAAAACACGAAAATGAATGTAACGCTAGGAAGAGCAATCAATTTACTGAACTCAGGGTTCAGCGTAATGCCCATATCGGAGGGTAAAAAGCCTTTGATTTTATGGAAGGAGTACCAGACAAAAAAGATAGAAAAGTCAGAATTAGAGAAGCTCGAAGCCAAGACCAAAGGGTACGGTATTATAACAGGTTATTATAATGTTGAGTGTATAGATGTAGACTTAAAGGTATTTCCAACCATTCAAGATGGAAAGAAGTTTTGGAGTGAGTTTGTGTCCTTTATATCTGATCATATTGATGACTTTAATAGAAAGTTTGTTATATATAAGACTATAAACTCAGGTTATCATATTATATATAGATGCTCTAAAGTTGAAGGCAACAGAAAGCTTGCAACTCTCAAGGGACATTCTCAAGCCTTAATTGAAACTAGGGGCACGGGTGGATATATCTATATCTATGACAACCAAGTATCGGAGATGTCTTATGAGCAAATCCAGGAGATTACAGAGGAGGAGCGAGACATTCTCTTTAGCCTATGCAGATACTTCCACTACGATGAAGCCAAGGTGGAAGTCAAGGTGGAAAATACAGAGTATAGCGGATTGACCCCTTGGGAGGATTACAATCAGAGAAACAGAGTCTTGGACTTGATTGCAAATGAGTTTACCGCAGTTAAGCACTTGACTGACCGAATAGTGATAAGAAAAACTAATTCTAAGGATGCCTTGCATGGATTTATATACAAGGATACTGGACTGTGTTATCTCTTTACTACGGCCACGATTTACCCTCATGAGAGCCCTTTGACTCCGTTTAGTATCTACGCTTACAAGTACTTTAATGGGGACTACTCTGCTGCTGCTAAGGAACTCTACAAGGAAGGATACGGAGAGCGAAAGATTCGCAAGGTAGAGATTGAGAAGATTGAGATTCCCAAGGAAGACTTGATATTTCCGATTGATGTGTTTCCAGAGTCAATACAGAGTTATATTCTGTTAAATCAGAAAACACTTAATCATTCTATTGACTACATGGGATGTAGCTTGCTTTGGCTTCTGTCGCTTTGCATTGGTAACGCTTGCAAGGTGGAAGTTAAAACAGGTTGGAGAGAGTCTTGCAACATTTGGATTGGATTGATTGGTAAGGCTGGACTAGGTAAGACCCCTAGTATAAATGCCATCATCTTCCCGATTTCTAAGAAGAATAGTTTTGAAATTAAGCACTTTCAGAACGAGTATAAGAAGTACAAGGAGTATGAGCGATTGACTGCTAAGGAGAAGAAAGATGTGGAGGAAGTTAGGGAGCCTGTGAGAAAGCAGTTGATAGTAAATGATATTACTGTCGAAGCCTTAGCGGATTTGCATGAGGAAAATCAAGTAGGAATTGCAGTATTCAAGGATGAGCTGAACGGATGGATTAAGGACATGAACAAGTACAAGCCTGGTTCTGATCTTGAGTTTTGGCTCTCCTGTTGGTCTAACCAAGCAGCGATTCTTACACGCAAGACTGCAAAGAGTAGCTTTGTGCAGAGTCCTTTGATTCCTGTGCTTGGTGGTATTCAGCCTGGTATATTCTCGCAGATATCCACTATGGAAAACAAAGACAATGGGTTCTTAGACCGATTGCTTGTTAGCTATCCTGATAAGGAGATTGAGCATTACAACAAGAACTCCATAGACCAAGAAATATTGGATTGGTATGAGGCTTACATAAGTCAGTTCTATAACCTAGTTCGGACTCAGGTGTTGCAGTACAATAAGTTTGGAGAGATTGAGAGTCGAATCATTCGATTTGATAGCCAAGCAGATATTGAGTGGGAAAGGATATTCAACAACATCACAGACTTGCAGAACTCTGATGACATATCGGAATATGTTAAGTCGATGTTGAGTAAGCAGAAGGCTTATGTGCCTAGATTTGCTCTGCTGATAAATACCTTGACTTCTTTTGAGACAGGTAAGGACTTTGACTTTGTTACT